CATTTATATAACGCCGTAGTTGCAATTATAACGCCTATTCACGAAGCATTTCGAGATGTATTTCCGCCGATGACTGCGAATCAGTTGATTGCATTTTCTACTGGTTTTGAGCAGTTGACTAAGAAACTCATCATTACAGATGAGACTGCGCAGAAGATTAATAAAGTATTTACAGTTTTATTTTCGGTTCTTAAAACCGGACTTAGTGTTGTAAAAAGTATCTTTAGCATATTAGGTAGTTTTGCAAAACTGTTCTTACCTGTTGGAGGAACTGCTCTAGACCTAATGAGTAATATCAGCGGCGCTATGATGAAAATGGCCGATGGTGCTGATAAATTATCAGAAAAATTAAGCGTCATAACTAAAGGTTTACTCGGAAAAGCAGTTGAAGGTCTTGGGAATTTATTTGCATTTTTAGGAAAAGCAATTTCCCATATAGATCTTGGAAAAGTTGCCGCGTTACTTGCTGGGGGTGGAATACTATCTGCAGGACTTAAAATCTCAAAGCTTGCTGGAACTATTCAGGAAAAACTGGAAGGTTTATTCGGTAAGGATGGCGAGAGCAAGGGTGGCTTGATGGATGGTATCAAAGATACATTATCCAGTCTAAGCGATACTTTAAATCAGTTCCAGACATCTTTAAAAGTTGGACAACTTAGTACAGTAGCTGTTGCCATTGGTATATTAGCCGGCTCATGTGCAACGCTCGCTAATATTCCAGCTAAAAAACTAGCAACGTCCGTCGCGGCTATTGGTGGTTTATTTACAGAACTTGGGATCGCTTCGCATTTGATGAAAGGCGCCGAAACTCAAGGAATCATTAAGATGTCCATAGCAGTGCTTCTACTTGCAAAGGCTGTTAAATCCATGAGTGAGATAGAGCACATGGGCAAAGGATTACTTGGTGTTGGTGCAATTCTTGGCGAATTAACAGCATTCTGTCTCATCTTTGACAGAATGAAGATAAAGCCAAAAGCTCTTGAGAAGACATCAAAAGGTCTTATTTTAATGGCCGTAGCCATTAACCTTCTTGCTAAGCCAGTTAAAGAACTTGGTGCTATGGACACTGGCGATCTTATTAAGGGCCTTGCGGCGGTTGCTGTCACTCTTGGCGGGTTTACGTTAATAGCCAAAGCGTTCACCAAAATAGATACGAGCGGTATGGTTAAAGCCGGAGTATCTATGGTGGTTATGGCGACAGCTATGAGGATAATTGCCAAACCAATTAAAGATTTGGGATCTATGGATTTAAAATCTTTAGGTAAAGGTCTTGGCGCAATGGCTGTTGCGCTTCTCGAATTGGCTGGATTTACTAAAGTCATGGGAATGATAGCCAGCTCGACAGGCAACATCATGAAGGCAAGTGCTGCGCTTCTAGTCATGTCAGTTGGAATCAAAATCATGGCTAGCGCAATAAGTCAGATGGGAAATGACGCGAAATCCGGACAAGGACTTACAGTTCTGTTTGGTTCTCTTCTTATTTTAAGTGCCGCTATGGCTGCAATGCAGAAGTCATTACCTGGTGCGGCCGCAATGATTGTTGTTGCTGGTGCGTTAGCTATTATGGCACCTGCTATTGCACTGTTAAGTTCGCTTAACTTCAGTGGTGTAGCTGCGGGACTTCTTGCTTTGGCCGGAACTCTTGCTGTATTCGGAGTTGCCACATTTGTATTAGCTCCAGTCATACCACTTATGATAGCGCTTGGTGCTGCAATGGGACTTCTTGGTGTAGGTGTCCTTAGTCTTGGTGCCGGTATGACTTTACTTGTTGCGGCATTTTCTATGGCGACTGGGCCTATAGTCGAAGGTGCAAAAGCAATCGCTCAGGCATTCCCGATTATAGCTGAGGGAATCGGAACCGGAATTGTAACAATTCTTGAGACTCTTGGTAATTCTGCCGAAGCTATCAAGAATTCACTCCTGCAGTTAGTTAACATGTTCCTTGCCACTCTTACGGAGGCCATACCTAATATTGTAACTGTTGGTCTGCAGCTTATTCTTGCACTTCTTCAGGGTATAAATTCCAGCATCGGACAGATCACTGCTATCGCCATAAGCATTATTACGAATTTTATTAACGCGTTAGCTGCAGGTCTTCCACAGATTGTTGATGCCGGATTCAACCTTATGATTTCATTCCTTGAAGCTATGGCGAATGCTATTTCCGAGAATGGAGATAGGCTTGCAAATGCTCTGCTTAATGTTATTCTTGCAGCGCTTGGAGCAATTGCGGGTCTTATTCCTGGGTTCGGAAAAGCGGCTAAGAAGGCTATCGATGGATATCGTCAAGGCATTACCAGCGGCAAGAAGCCAACAGAAACTTCTGCGAAGGCTGTTGCTACGGGCGTCGAAAAGAATCTTAAAATTAAAGACCAAAAGTCAAATGGTGAGAATGCTGTACGTGGTCTTAAGCAAGGTATGGAAAATCTCATAGGACCTCTTAGAAGCGCAGCGAGCAAGATTGCAGATATTGTAGACAGGACTATTCGTAAAAAGAACCAGATTAAATCGCCATCAAGAAGGTTATATAAGACTGGTTCATATCTTATGCAGGGTCTTATTAACGGCGTGGATTCTTTATCCGGTCAGTATCAGAAGCGTGCAGATTCCATAGCAACGACTATGATCGCGTCTGCTAATCGCTCCGCGGCTAGTATTCACGATATCATGAGAAGTGGTTTATCCGGTGATTTTAATCTGGATAGCACAATAGGTAAGGCCGTGAATGTAAGTATGGCTATGGATAGCATTAATGATAAGAATAAAGAATTGGCCGGCAATATCCACAAATTAACAGCGACTCTTGACTCAATGACCGAGACCATGAATTCAAGGTCGCTTAATAACTATATCACAATAGACGGGTCGTCAGATCCAGAGGCGTTTGCTGATGATCTGATCCGTAGTTTCAGACTGAATGCGAGGACAACATAATGGGAGCAAGTAAAGCGCCTTCGGGCCTTGGGATTAGTAGAAGTGGAACCGCATTCGGATGCACATGGAAACGCGGGGCCAAATACAAGTATCAGCAATTTGGTTATAGTGTAAATGGTGGCGGATGGGCAATATTTGACATAGACAAGAATGCTTCCGCTTATACGCTTTGGCTGGCACCTAGTAGTGTTCAATTCGCCGTACGAGGTAAGAAAAGCGGTAAAAGTTGGTCCGGATGGGCATATAGTGATGTACTCTATATGGCTATTCCACCACAGCCGAAGGTAACAGTTGACAAAGAAACTCCATTCTCGTCAAAATTCAAAATCGAGATAAATTCTGCAGATGGAGGGGCCCAACAGTATACAAATTCTACCTGGCAGACTATTTTAGTCAAAGATTGTAATACCGAAGATGGAAATGCTGTTAAATGGGATGGAGCTGAGGAAGGAACTGTTACCGCTTCGTTTGAAAGGTCGATAGACGAGGGCGGTTTTGCAGAGGCTTCGTATTCGTACACGAGATGGTTTAGAGTTCGCTCAAATGGATGGGTTGGCTCTTCACCCTGGGCATATGCAAAGCAGGTCTATGCTACGCCGGATAAAGCGACGAACGTATCCGCCAAGTATGAACAATTATCTGATGGTGGATATTCTGTGTCGGTCGCTTGGGATAGCCCATCAAGTGCGTCTAAGCCTATTGATAATGTAGCAGTTCAGTATCTTGTTGCCGCACCAGAGGTAACTACCAAAGTGGTCGATGGTACCATGACAATGTCGCTTTCTTGTCCAAATGTTGATACCGGATGGAATAGCTTAAACGATGTTAGCGGTTCTTCCGGAAAAAGAGCAATGTCTTTTACCGTACCAAACGACCTTAAAGAAGATGCGTGTGTATTTGTCAGAGTAAATAATAAGCATGCTGATGTAATTACCTATGGAACTCCGGTTCTTGCTGCAAACGGAATCGGGAAAATTGCAAGCCCTACGCTTAAGTCAGTTACTCCTGGCGGAATAAAGAACCTATACACGGTTTCTGTTGACCGAAATTCGACAATTAGTGCTGCTTTTATAGCCGTATATTTGCGAACGACGTCGAATCCTAACATGGATTCAGTTATCGGAATAATTCCGCCAAATAGGGATTCCGTTGATTGCATCATTCCAGACCCTGGTTCAGATGGTATATCTTTTGGCGTTAAAGCATTTGTTGCGAACTATTCTCCAGTGTCGCCAACTTCTGATTCAGCACCGACGTATTACATAATCACAGATATCGATGGAGTCGGTAAAATGGAGTCGGAACTCAACTGGGATGGAGGAGATGTTCCGCTTCCGCCGACGAACATAAGTCTTATAAAAGTTAATGACTCGACTGTTCAGATTGGATGGAATTGGTCATGGCGAGATGCTAATCAAGCAGAACTTTCATGGTCTGATCATGACGACGCATGGGAGTCAACCAACGAGCCGACAACTTATATTGTCAATAATACCAATGCCAGCAGATGGAATATTGCAGGGCTTGATATTGGAACCTGGTACTTTAGAATCAGGCTACTAAAGGTCGTTGGCGAATCCACTGTATTCGGAACATATTGTGAGACTAGATCGCTTAAGTTGTCAAGTTCTCCTGATACGCCTGCGCTTGTTTTATCCGACGGCGTTATATCCAAAACTGGTTCAGTCACTTGCTACTGGGCATATGTATCAACCGACGGTACCGCTCAGATGTATGCTGAAGTATGCGAAGCTTTCACGGCAGCTGACGGGACAATCACATACGGAGACCCTATTGGATCCACCAATACTTCTCAGCATATTACGATAAGTGCAGAAGAACAGGGCTGGAACTCGGGAGAGACTCATAAGTTAGCCGTTAGAGTAATAGCGGCATCCGGAGAGCCATCACGAGGGTGGTCTGCTCCTGTGCCGGTAACAATTGCCGAGGAGCTACATACTCAAATAGTGTCACATCCATTCGTTGAGGAAACTGAGACTATAACAGGTGAAGGAGGATCCGAGACCAGAAAGTATTGGTCGCTGAAAGAGCTTCCGCTGACTGTCAAAGCCACTGGCGCAGGAGTAGGCGGAACAACAACTTATATCATTGAACGTGCTGATGCGTACTATATGGATAGGCCTGATGGATCTGAGCATGAGGGTTTCAAAGGCGAGACTGTAGCAATCAAAATCCAGAATGGAGAAGATGCTATTACCATAACGCAGGAAGATCTACTTGGATATTTCGACGATGGTGCCTCTTATAGGCTCATTGCAATAGCGAAGGATACCTATGGTCAGACCGCAGAAGCAACTCTGGAATTCGAAGTTCACTGGACACATCAGGCAATTATTCCTGAAGCTACAGTTTCGATTGATAGGGATAATAATGTGACGTTTATTACTCCTATTAAACCGGCGGGCTGGGCTGATGGTGACGTCGCCGATATTTACAGGCTGTCTGCGGATACTCCTGAGCTTATCGTCAAAGGCGCAGAATTTGGAACGAAGTATGTTGATCCGTATCCTGCATTTGGCGATTTTGGAGGAATAAGGATTGTCTATCGGACTTTCAATGGCGACTATATTACCGATGATGATGTAATCGCCTGGACAGACTTCGAAGCAAGCGAGGATGGACAGTTTAAGCATGACAGATTCGGAATTATTATCGATTTTAACGGCGAGCAATTAGTCCTGCCGTATAATGTCTCGTTCTCAAATAGCTGGACGAAAGACTTTACCAAGACGAAATATCTTGGCGGATCTATTCAGGGAGATTGGAATCCTGGCATTGAGAAAGACTTATCTGCTACTACAACGATCCCGGTTGAAATAGAACCAGAGCAGATAGAGGCAGTCAGAAGACTTGCCATATATCCTGGTATTTGTCATGTGAGAATGCCTGATGGTTCGAGTTTTACAGCTAACGTGGATGTAAAAGATGACCGAGAAGAGAAATGGACCAGAAGGATCTCGAGAGTTTCTCTCACAATTAACAAAATAGATGCTGAAGGTTTTGATGGCGTAACTTACGAACAATGGACTAGAGATAGGGAAGATGAAGAATAGGAGATGAGAGACCGTGGATTGGAGTAAAGGTTATAGCGCAAGGTATTATCTGTCTATTCTGGACAAATTGACCATGCGAGATATCGACAGATTGGAACTTATTGACGGAACAATTAAGCGGTCTCTCTCAGACCTTAGAGAATCTGCAGATGTGAATTGTAAGGGCTACGACGGCAAAACCGAGCAATACATAAGGATTTGGCTGGACATTAAGCAGAATGGCTCGTCCAGTCATATCCCTTTATTTACGGGGCTTGCAACCTCTCCAAAGCATAATTACAGCGGAAGGAAAAAGAACAACGCGATTGAATGTTATTCGGTACTTAAGGTTGCGCAGGACGTCCTTCTTCCAAGAGGTTGGTATGCACCGGCAGAGGCGAACGGCGGTAAACTCATCAAGCAGCTGCTAAGCCTCTTGAATGTAGAAATCAAAATAGCCGATAATTCACCATCTTTGTCTCAGGCAATAATTGCGGAGCAGAGGGAAAACCATTTATCAATGGTCGATAAAATACTAAGCGCAATGAATTGGCGACTTAGACTTGACGGTTATGGATCTATATTTGTAGAGCCTGTCAATTTAGAGCCAAAAGCGATGTTCGACGCCAACGAAAACGATATGATTGAGTCCGACATTGATATTACGTACGATTGGTACAGCGCGCCAAATGTTCTCAGATGCACTCTGGATGACAGTTATGCCGTTGCTCGAGATGATGATCCAGATAGTCCTTTGTCTACCGTAAATAGGGGGCGGGAAGTGTGGTATGAAGATACCGGCATTGTCCTAAACAATAATGAGACCTTAGCCGAGTATGCCAATAGAATGCTAAAAGAGTATCAGAGAACCGCAACTAATATTTCTTACAGCAGACGATATCATCCATCGGTGTATCCCGGAGACTGTGTCCGTATCAACTATCCTGCTCAGGATGTGAGCGGGATTTTTTATGTTACA